CACGCTTGAGCCAGGGCACGCTTGAGCCAAGGGCACGCTTGAGCCAGGGGCACGCTTGAGCCAGGGGCACGCTTGAGCCAGGGCACGCTTGAGCCAGGGCACGCTGCAGCATATATCTTTCGTACCCTGTTCCCTTGGCTCCACGTCCCTCTGTTCCCTTGGCTCCACGTCCCTCTGTTCCCTTGGCTCCACGTTCCCGCGTGCTTAAAAGTGTTATGGCACTTTTTTGGCAAGAAAATGCAATCTCGGTTTTCTGGCCTTTCCGGGTGACTTACACTATGGCCTAAACACTGCGTATAAGGGGCCTATACGCGCGTCTCTCGCGTTCCAGTGGTTCCATCGATTCAATAGTCCATGTAACCTTGTAAACGCGTTAGGCGCAATCGCGTACCCCTCCTTTGGCTTTAACAACTAGACTGTAATATATAACTCTAAGGACTTCTAAAATTCTTGTAGTCAGTAAGAAGTAATACATCACTTGGTAATGTATGAATGTAGTATCTTAAAATTTGGCAAGAAAATGCTCCCAAGAATTCATATTTCTTCGGGGAACGCGAAATATGGGAAATAACACGCAAGAATGCGAAAAAGCGGTATTGTATACTTGAGCCACTTACTTTGGGGTTTGATAATTTTACCAAAAATTGCCCCCACACAATTTGCTCCTGGCGGGGCGGTGCGACTATGGAAGTCGTACCGATTGTGTATTAAAGACAGTGGCACGCTCGGGACTAGAGATACGTAAGCCAGGACCTTGATAATTCCATCAATGTAAGTCGTTAAAATGATCGAACACAAACTTATACGCTGTGAAGAAGATGACCCACACCGTTGCCAAGGTGTCGGTAAAAGTGGGCAGTGTCCCTACACAGCCCATAGCTACGTCGATGCGGCCGGGGAGGTTGTTTGGTCAAAGTATTGCCTACGGCACGGCGGTAACAAGACTGAGTACCACGACAAAGTCTATAAGGCGAACCTGTATAGGTTACAGGTCTGGCAGCAACGCTTGGCCGAATTCTCAGAGTCAGCGGACGCTAGTACCTTGAAGCAAGAGATAGGTATCTTGCGTGTGACCCTAGAAGCCATCCTCAACAAGTGCGAAAAGAGCACCGATCTCCTCCTCTACTCCAATAAGATATCCGATCTAGCAATAAAGATCGAGAAACTGATCAGTAGTTCCCACAGAATCGAAAAGTCTCTCGGTGTCTTGATGGATAAGACCACGGCTCTCAACTTCGCGGAACGTATAGTAGATATTATCAGTACACATGTAGAAGACACGGAAATCATTGACGCTATAAGCAACGCGATCATCGATGCCCTAAGTGACCTCAGTGATCACAGTGGTAGCGGGGGTAACGGAGGTAGCGCATGATCCTTCAAAACCGCGTAGCAGAGACAACATCAACCACGGGTTATGACAACCTAATCTTGAACGGCGCTCTGTGGTCCTATGAGACGTTCACTAGCTCTTATGACGCCGGAGAATCCTTCGTATACTGTATCGTCGATCTTCTTACTGGAGTCTGGGAAATTGGTATTGGGTACCTCACCCCCGGCGGTATATTGATACGTGATACTATACTCGACACTTCAGAGTCTACTTCAGCACCGAGCAAATTGAATCTCACGCCAGGCTTGAAACGTGTCTTTGTCACACCTGATAAAAATATCATTCATGGATTATACACTACCTTCAATTTCCTGGGTGCCATCAAACTACCTACCGGTACTGCGGAATACCAAGCCCAGGTATACGACGGTACCGACTACCAGAACGTAGTCAGCGGTGTCACAGAAGATATAGAGTGCGGTCTATATGTCCTCCATTTCGTTGACGGTATCTTGACAAATACAACACCACTCACCACTTAGATAAATCGTGCCAAGGGAACGCGGGACCAGAGGCACACACGAGACACACGTTATGAATCACCCACTAGCACAAGCGATGGCAGAACGTATCAGCGCAAAATTAGCGCGCGGTACTGTGACTACGCCGTCCAAGTGGGCTAAGAAATATCGCGTGATGACTAAGCAATACCCTGGTCCCTGGAGTTTCGAGCATTTCCCGTGGCTGTTACCCATGCACGACACGTCTGCACAATTCGTTGTCGGCATGAAAGCTGCCCAGATGGGCTTCACTGAATGGGCCTTGAACGTCACGTTCTACAATATCGATGTCAAAGGCATCGACTGCCTCTACGTCCTCCCTACCGATGGAGACGCTGGCGACTTTAGTGCCGGACGATTCGATCCCGCGTTAGAAGCCTCGCCACACCTCAAGAACCTGTTTTCCGATGTTAAAAACGTCGGGCATAAACGCGCGGGGACAAGCAATCTCTATGTCCGGGGTTCACGTTCGCGGTCGAAGCTGAAGTCCATCCCTGTAGGAGACATCACCTTTGATGAAGTAGACGAGATGGTCCAGGATAACATCCCTCTAGCTATGGAACGTACGAGCGGCCAATTGGCTTTCACCGTCAGAATGATCTCGACACCCACAGTTGAGAAAGATGGCTACGGCATCAACGGCTATTTTCAACAGAGCACCCAGGACCACTTTGTATTCCCTTGTCCACACTGTGATAAATATATAGAGTTCACCCTCGATAACTTAGTTATCGCAGATAAGATACATGAGTCATTCTACAGGTGCACGTTATGTGGTGGCATCCTCAACCATGCAGACAAGGTACACTATCTACGTAACGCAGTCTTCACGCCTACCGTCCACTCCATCGACGGTGAGGCACCCCGTATTCAAGGCTACACTATCAATCAGCTCTACTCTATGGCCGAGACGGGTAAGCCAGAAAACATAGCACAGACTGTTGTAGATGCCGAGAAAGATCCTGCAAAAGAGCAAGAACTTTACAATTCCAAGCTTGCGCTCCCACATACCGTTGCCGGTGCTCGTGTGGAAGAGATAACGATTGATAAATGTATCACAAATTATCTCTACCCAGCTAAAAGGTCCACAAAGTCATGGGTGACACTTGGCGTTGACGTAGGAAAATATCTATACTATGTCATCAAGGAGTACACATTATACAAACGCGGTCTGGACATATCATCCATTACGAAGTCCAAATTCTTAACTGCAGGTACTTGCCTAGAGTTCGATAATCTGGACCCACTATTCAAAGAATTCGGTATCGACTATGCCATCGTCGATCGTCACCCTGAGACTCGTTCCGCTTATCAATTTGCCATGCGTCACCCAGGACGCGTGTTACTCTGTATGTATGGCCGAAGTGTCATGGGTCGCCAGTTGCATACTAACACCGAATCAGAACTTAGCGTCACCGTAGACCGCACATCTTGGATCGACCAGACTCTCCAGCGCTTGAACAATTCGACGGCCGCACTCCCTAAGAATCTCCCTACAGAGTACCGTGTACACCTACGCAACATCGTCAGACACTATGGTACAGATGCGTATGGTAACATGTTCATCACTTATAAGGCCATCGGACCAGAGCACTACGTACACGCCGAGACCTATAGCGAGATTGGCTTACCCTTCGCAGCAGAGATTAGTGGCCACCAAAACGTGAACAAGGTACAATGAGAGAAACAGTGAGAGAAACAGTGAGTATAAAATGATAGATAACACACATCCACTTTACGACGAAAACACTCTCAATTGGCTGAAGTGGCGTACGACCTATGAAGCCGGCGATACGTTCATTTCCACGTACTTAGAACAGTACTCTGCTCGTGAGTCTCTCGTAGAATACGAGACCAGGAAGCTCTTGACATATTGCCCTGCCTTTGCGAAGTCAGCACTAGACGAAGTCAAAAATACCATCTTTGGACGTATGTGTGATATCCGACGTATAGGTGGTCCGCGCAGCTATATTGCTGAAACATCTAGTAACGTGGACCTAGCACAGAACTCCCTCACAGCGTTCATCGGTAACAAAGTTCTCCCGGAATTACTCTCAATGTCGAAAGTCGGGATCTTTGTCGACAACACCCCGGAACCTGGAACTACTCTCCTTGCCGCAAGAAATCAGCGGCCCTACATATACGTGGTATTAGCTGAGGACATCTTAAATTGGGTAGAAGGTGACCTAGGGCACGAGTTTGTTGAACTCCTCCTACGTGTACGAAGGTACAGGAGCTACAGCGTTAGCAGCGCTAGCGCTAGCGCTAATAGCGCTAATAGCGCTAATACCACCGATATTTCACAACTCCCAGGGGAAGTTGTCACGCTTTATCATCACTATGAGGTCACATCTGATGGTGTAGTCTTGACAGTCTACAACGAGGATGATGAAATTATCAATAGAGTGAATACCGCGTTGAAATATATACCTTTCACTGTCTTGGAGCTTCCAGCCAGCCTACTTTCCGACGCTGCAAATTACCAGATAGCTCTCCTCAATATCGAGTCCTCGGACATCAACTATATCATCAGGGCTAACTTCCCGCAATACACTGAGCAGTACGACGCTAAGACTGACCAATCGTTCTTCGAGAACTTCAGCCCTGATGGTTCCAGCGACACTCCAGCTACACCAGCTACACCAGCTACACCAGCAACCAGGGAAATTGTCGTTGGTGTCAGCCAAGGGCGCAGATATCCTCTCGGGGCAGATCGTCCGGGGTATATACATCCATCTTCCGAACCTCTGAAAGCCAGTATGGCCAAGGGTACACAGCTCCGCCAGGATATACGTACATTGGTCAACTTAGCTGTAGATTCGCTCTCTAGTGACGGCGTTAGAAATGGCTTGTCGTTCATTGCCCTAGTATTAGAACGTGCTGAGCGTCAAATAGCACGGTACTGGGCCCTGTATACTTCAGAAGCGGAACCCGTCATCTTCTATCCTGAGGACTTCACAATCGTCACTGAGGCTGACAGGATAGATAAAGCCAAGGGTCTCGACGAACTCAAAAATAAGATAGTCTCGTCCACATATCAGAAGGAGATCAGCAAGCGTGTCGTCGATGCCCTACTCTCTGGCAAATTGGATGCGGAGACCATTGCTGCAATCTACAAAGAGATTGACGACGCCCCAACATTGACTTCCGACCCCAAGATCATCTACCTTGACTTAGAACACGGTCTCGTAGGTAATAAGACTGCTAGCCTAGCTAGAGGGTACAGCGCTAACGAGGTACTTCGTGCCCAGGAGGACAGAGCAGAGCGTATACGTCTTACCATGGAAGCCCAAGGTGGCCAGGGTGGCCAAGCCAGAGGCGCAGAGGATTTCCAGACTACACAGCCTAGTAGTGTAGACGAGAAGGTAGGAACCAAACCCAGAGGGAAGGGTAAGTTGACATGAGTATCACACCATATTGTACCGTTGAACAAGGCGAAGCGTATGCCATGACTTCATTCAAACACGAGGTCTGGGACAATGCGACTGATGACGACAAACTACGTGCCCTTCTCGATGCGTCAGACCTTATAGATAATCTCAACTACAGTGGTGTAGCCTGTTCTACAAACACAGCGAACAGACAGTTTCCCCGTGAAGGGGCCTCCATCCCCGATAAAATTATCAAAGCGTGTTACGAATTAGCTTACGCTTTACTGGATGGTGCTGATCCTGAACTGGAAATGGAAAGTGCCTACCAAGCAGCCCGAACATTTGATACTATCAACATTACACGTAGCGTTATCCACCCGCGACTTACACATGGTATCGTGAGTATGAAAGCCTGGATACTACTTAGACCTTTCCTACGTGACCCAAACGCTTTAACTTTGACCCGTGTTTAAGAACCATTAAGCCAGGAGAATTGTAATGACTAAAACAATTGAAAGACCAGGGTGTGTTGTAACATTTTTATCGACACACTGTACCGAGGTGCCCTGGGCACGCGGTAACGTTTTCATCGATAGACTCTACTACGGTGATGGTGATCCCGATCCCGATCCCGATGCAGATCCCGATCCCGATCCCAGTGATGCAGGTGATCCTAGTGATCCCGATGCAGGGAAGGCGAAGATGTTCAATCAGGAACAAGTAGACAAGATCCTCCAAAAGCGTCTCTCACGTGAGGTTCAGGATAAGAAAGAGCTGGCAGCACAACTTGAACAGTTTAAGCGTGCCAAGGGACTCTCTGACGAAGAGAAAACTAGACTACAGTCTCAGATCGATAAGCTCAATGCCTCCATGATGACCAAGGAAGAGTTAGCTACCCAAGAGAAGAAGGAGTTGGAGTCTAGGTTGACGACACAGCTCACTGAGGTGACCGAGAAAGCGAAGCATTGGGAGACCAAGTACCTGTCATCGACGAAACGTCGCGCCTTGACCGACGCCGCCGTACAAGAGGAGGCTTATCGTCCCTCACAACTCGTAGCGCTCTTGGAGCCCATGACGCGCTTGGACGAGGTACTGGATGAAAAGAACAACCCTACGGGGGAATATGTTGCTATGATCACTTTGGATTCTAAAGACGGGGACGGCAACCCAATCAAACTAGATTTGCCGGTGCGTGATGCTCTTCGTGAAATGAAGAAACAAACCGAGGAATATGGAAACTTGTTCCGTTCGGGTCTTACTGGTGGCATCGGTGGATCGGCGTCCCCAGGTACTGGAGAAAATGGCATTCTGGATGTGTCGAACATTGATAAATATATCCAGGGTCGCCGTAGTGGTAAAATCAAACTTAGCGACGTAAGCAGACAAGTCGCTAAGTTGAAGTAACTGAAATAGGAGAATTAAGCTATGCCAATGACTGGAAGTGGCTCGAACGCCCTTGTGCCCGAAATTTGGGCTGCTGAGAGTATGAGTATCCTCACTGAGAAGATGCTGATGGCCAATTTGGTCCATCGTGACTTCAAGAACGAGGTAGCCAAGTTTGGACAGATTGTCCATACCCGACGTCCTGGTGAGTTCGTTGGTCGCCGTAAGCACGGTAACGAACCTGTCACCGTGCAGACTGCATCTGCAACCGATATCCCGGTCACCTTGGACCAGTGGGTACACGTGTCGTTCTTCTTGAACGATGGTGAAGAAAGTCTTGCTTTCAAGGACTTGGCCGAATTCTACTTGGAACCTGCACTCATTGCCCAAGCGAGAGTTCTTGACCAGTCGCTTGCTGGTCAGGCTGTCAGATTCCTCAATAATTCTGTTAGTGGCCTCGGTGGCATCGACTCGACGAACATCCAGACCCGGATCGTTGATACGCGGGCACTCATGGACAGTAATAAGGCTTACGAAGATGGCCGTCGGCTCATTTTTGCCCCTGGTACTGAAGCCGAAGGCTTGAAGACTGACCTCTTCGTCAGTACCGAGCGTGCCGGAACGTCCGCAGCACTTCGTGAGGCTAATCTTGGAAACCTATTCGGTTTCGATGTCTACAAGTCCTTGAATGTACCGAACTCTGTCAACGGTACTACTGGTACCGCGGGTACTGTTAGTGCGGCAGCCGTGGGTTCAGAGTCTATTGTCAGCAATGTTGCTGTTACCTGCGGGCAGTATTTCACGTGTGTTGGCGATATGTCGCCTCTCCGTGCTGAGACTGTAGACGATGTTACGGCGGCGTGGACCATCGCAACCACACGACCCACCATCGGTACCATCGCCGAGGGTGCAGTTATCACGCCGTATGCTACGGGCACTGTCGACGGTACCTTTGCTAACGGTAACGTTGGGATGGTACGTGTAGACGGTACCGGCGTTCCGCAGGTTGGTCGTGTTGTTTCCTTCAACGACACCGAGGGTGGCGTTATCCGTGAACCGGAATACGTCATCATCAATGTTGATATGGTCTCGGCTGGTGTTTGGGACCTGACGCTTGATCGGCCTCTTGAGACTGCTCTTGCTAACGATGACGTTGTCAACTACGGACCCAACGGTGACTTGAACTTTGCGTTCCACAAGAACGCTCTTGCACTTGTCAACCGTCCCTTGGCGTTGCCGATGTCTGGTCTGGTTCGTGCGGCTGTCGTGGAGTTTGAAGGTACGGCTATCCGTGTCGTCATCACTTACGACGGAACGAATCAGGGGCACCTGGTCACTATTGACAGCCTCTTCGGTGTGGCTGTTTTGAACGAGGACCTCGGAGCAGTGATGCTCGGATAATTTTATTCTGGGAAGCATGATGGGCCGACGGCACGTCGGCCCATCATGCACGCTGTAGTAGGGTCTATCAAATATGCAAAATGCCATTGACACAAAAGTTGCGTTGTACACTCTTAAGCGTACCTTTGGTAAGCGTGCGATAGTGTCGTGGCCAAACAGTAAGACTGTCGATCGGACAATTGGGACAGTATCTTCAACAGATAATAATATCACGGTCCAGAGGCTCATCGTTCTTCCCCTTAGGTATAACTGGAGTGTACTAGCTACCGGAGAGAACAAAGGTGTAGGTGAGCACTTAGTAGGTGATCGTGAATTTGTCGTAGATAAGTCAGACGTAGCAATATGGACCACTGAACATGTCATACGTGTACTTAGTCCCTCAGGCACGTTGGGTCAGTCGTATCGGACTGTAAGCTACGACGAGTACGATGGTCTTTTCCATGTTATAGGGAGGAAAATATGAGCCAACCTCCTATTACCCAATGGCCTCGACTTATCATTGCTGGTGTGTCGCAACATATCTCTGATGCACTAGCTAGCGTATCAGATGTACCATTGGTCTTTGAGGGTGAGCTACCAACAGACCAGAGTCAAGAATCAGGCCCTTGGGTAGAGTTTCGTAGGTTAGGTCCACATTTTAGGTTAATGAGTAAAAATAATTACTACATTACCTTTGTCCTCGATCTAGCCATCATGGAACTCGTGGAAACTGCGGATAATATCTATAATTCAGATAATGTCGTGGGAATGTTACTCCCCTATTTAGATAACATTATCATTGTCGACAACTCTGGAGATACAAACGTGACTCTGGGTTGTATGCGGCGTATATCCCAGGTGCAAGTAAAGCCCTGGGGACGTCTTGGCCGTAACTCGTTAGTAAAACAGACAACGGTGAACGTTAAGTTTGCTATGGAAATAGAGGAGGATGCCTAAATGGCTCGTATTGACCTTAAGAAATGTACCATCAAAATCATCGGCGGTGGTGATGGTGAAGAGTTGGAAGTCAAGATTGGTGAAGGTTCTCTGGAGTACACCGAGCATAAGGCCCGGGAATACTTTAACGATCGAGGCCAGATCGCTGACGTCCGTGATGCCGATGAACAGCCTATGGAAGTTAATGCACAATTCACCTGGGAATTCCTCAGGTCTAACGGTGAGGAGGCTATCACTGTTGAAGAGGCATTGAAGAAGGTGGGTGCTGCTTCGGAATGGACTACTAGTGGTGATGACCCGTGCGAACCGTACTGTGTCGATATCCAAGTCGAGTACGATCCCGATTGCTCGCCGACCCTCGGGGAAATCTATTACTTTTCCGAGTTCCGGTACGAAAGTCTTGGGCACAATTTCAAGGATGCAACTGTGTCTTTCAATGGTAAGTGTAAGACCACTGAGGCCACTGTCACACGTAGTACCTAGTCTTTTCGCCAGAGTTCCCAAAGGGAGCAACAATATAAAGGTTACACACAATGAAAATCAAAGGACAACGACCCGCGGCACCGAAGGCAGAAATTGTAGTTATCCCTCGTGAAGGTGAAGATATTATTATCACCTGCAATCCTGTTTTCGACTTCGAGGATTTCAACAAGCTGTGCCCAATGCCAAAGCCTCCGATTGTTACGCATAAGAATGGAGAATCTGTCACTGATGTCACGGACGTCAAGTTCCAAGACAAATTGATGACACGTTCACGGCGGCGCACGGCATGGTTGATCTTGGAATCTCTGAAAGGTACACCGGAATTAGAGTGGGACACCGTGGTCGCCAATGACCCGACGACATGGGAAAATATCTACACAGAACTCAAGGAGGCCCAGTTCTCTGACTTAGAGACACACTATATCGTCAACGCTGTTATGACAGCCTGTGCAATGGATGAATCCAAGCTTGATGAGGCGCGTCGACGTTTTACACATTCGCTCCAGGATCAGAACGACAAATAATTTTCCCTGACGGGAGAACACATGATTACGCAATTTGGCGTGCCTGTGAGCGTTACAAAGTCCTCCCTCCCGGCGTATATGCTACATGGGAGGCAAATGATTGGTGGGCACAATCGTGCCTCTTGGCCTATGACCAAATACGTCAACACGAGGAGTTACAAATAGCTGGACTAGGGTTGACAAAGAAGATGTTGTAAGGCCAGCGGAACGCTGTAGACGCTGTAGACGCTGTAGACGCTGTAGACGCTGGCACGCGGGAACGCTGGCCTAACTACAGTGGACAGCATATACAGAAGATACTTTTATCAAAAGGTGAGTGAAATGTTAGGGGTCAAGATCCAAACTAACGCATACCGTGGAGATTTCACGCGTTGGAGCGAAGAATTCGACCGTGGACTCTACTCTGCACACAAACTTGCAGCCCAAGCTTTCCTCACACGTATGATTGAAGGTGTCGCTGGTGAATTCCCCGTCTATACTGGTATGGCGAAATCGTCCTTGAAGCCCTTAGCACGTCACCTCGACCTGGAGGAAATTGTACAAGTGACCCCGGTTGCTGATCCAGAACTCAATGAGGAGTTTGGTTACTGGCAGTCACCTGAAACTGGCGAAGAAATGGGTGAACCATCACCAGGTACCCGGTTCCTGGATGAAGATCACAACCAATACGGTATCTACCGTGTAAGGTTCAAATGGGAAATTGCAATTGATCATTTCGAGGAAAACGATATCTACAACGTTCCTCGGATCAAGAATACACCATGGGGTATGGTAGATGCTGCTTCGGAAGTCTTCATGGATACTATAGCTTGGGCACTCCCTGCTGCTATTCCCGGTATTGATGCTATGTTCGGTCGTAGTGCTACACAGAGTGCTGTGTTCAGTGAAGAGACACAATTAGCTATCTTCACGGATCCAAGAAACATAGCTGTTAATGACGAGTTACCTTTCTAGGAAACACAAATGGCTGATAGAAGTATCAACTATGTCCTGAATGTACAAGGTCTTGAGAAAGTCAGGAGCCTTGTCGAGGGCTTCACGCAAATAGCCAAGGGCACGGCGGATATTGTTGATGTTTTTACCAGAATGGATAAGCAAACTGGCGAATTGACGCGCCAAATTCGTTTCCTAGATGCTACTGGCAAAGGATATACGGCTACTCTTCGCGCTTATGCTGGTGGCGTTGAGCAGGTGAGTAGGGTGCAACGTGTCGCTGCTGATGTGGCTAGTCAATGGGCAGACAAATTAGCGAGACAGGGTGACGCTTCTGTTCGGCTCTCTGGTGTCAATCAACAGTTCCTCAAGACTGTCAATGACGTTACCACAGCAGAGGTCCAACGCCTCTCAGGTATAAAGGATTTCGAGACTACACTGGTCTCTTTAGCTGCGTCACAACGAAAGGTAGCTATTGCCGAACGTGAGCGCACGGCACTGCGTAACATCGCTGAAGAGAACCAGTGGACACAGGCATTGAGAGACCAAGCGTTAGCCTTGGCTAACTTAGAGATAAAACTGCGTGAAGAGACACAGGTCAAAGAACAGAGGGCCGCACGTATACAGGCAATGGAGGCTACATTAGCTTCCTTGGCTAGAGCACGTTCGGAACGAGAACGTGGTGAAGCCAGTAGACGAGCATATCAAGAAGCCGAGTTATCAAGACAGACACAGGCTTGGATTAGCAGTGAGGCTGCAAAGAATGCCCGAAATATGCAGGGCAAAGCAATCCTCCAAGAGTATACACCTGTTGTACAACTGTACAACAACGCCCAGCAACGTACAGTCTCGATAATCCAACGGCTAACAGCTACTCTCCATAGTCTAACGGCCTCGAAGAAACAGGCAACTGTCAATACTACGCGTCTCGCCTGGGCGATGAAACACCTGGAGCAGAACGCCGCCACGGCTAGCAAAGAAGTAACGATGTCATGGCAGAGTATCATGCGCCTTGTACAGGTGCAAGTACTCCATCGTATCTTTGCAATGACTTCCCGTTATCTCCGTGAAGCTACTCGGGAGGCCATGAAGTTCGGTATTGCGATGGCTGAGTTACAGACCATCAGCTTACAATCCTCTGCTACGGTGGAACAATGGACAACTAGTCTACGACACCTGAATACAGAGTTCGGCAGCCCGATGCCACAATTGGCTGAAGCGGCATACCAGGGCTTGTCGAACCAAGTGATGCAGAGTATCGACGATATGACCTACCTCCGCGAGACGGTACAACTCGCAACGGTAGCCGTCGGGTCTATGGAACATGCGATGGCGGCAAGCACGTCGATTGTCAACGCCTTCGGTATGGAAGGTCGGGACGCCTCGCACATCCACGCCACGTTATTCAAGACCATTGAAATGGGTCGCATTCGCCTTGAAGAAATGGCGGACAGCTTGGGACGTGTATCGATGCTCTCGTCACAGTTGGGCATTACCCTTGAGGAACAGCAAGCCGCGTTCGCCACCTTGACTATCCAGGGTGTTAAGTTCAATGTCGCGCAGACATTATTATCAAATGTCATGCTCAAGCTTATCAAGCCTAGTGAGCGTATGCTTGATATCATGAGCGACTATGGTGTCGCCTCTGGCGAAGCAGCTATCGCAGCTTACGGTTTCACAGGCTTCTTGAACATTCTATCTCGCGAAGCCCAGAAGTCTAATGACGTTATGGCCGAGTTCGGTGAGCAGTGGGGACGTCTCCGTGCTATGACTGGTGCCGCGGGTCTCATATTCAATATGGAGACCTACCACGAAACATTGGCAGAAATGGAAAAGGGTGCCACTGACTTCGACTTAGCGTTAGCCAGAATCATGGAGAACCCTGCGAAGAAACTCTCTATTGAGTTAGAGAAGATCAAGTCCATGTTCCAAGTGGAATGGGGCAACATGATCGTTCGTTGGGGTAACACTCTTACTTGGGCTTTCGACGGCTTAGACAAACTAGTGACCAAGGTAATCATCGGTTTCCGTAATCTGATGATCACGCTTGCATTGATGAAGTTTGCTGTACCGATGGTTACTACCGCATTCGCTAAGTATACCCAAATTGTTGGAACGGCAGCTTTTCTTAATAAGAACTTTGGCACAACGTTGACGACGTTGCAAGTAAGATTAACCGCGGCTAAGGCTGCCGTTATCGGCTTAGGTCATGCCTTTATGTCTCTTGCACCATTCTTGGCTGTGACGGCGGTTATGGCTATCTATGATGCTTGGGGCGCGGCGGCACGCGCATTGGAGGACTACTCGCAGAAGTTAGAGCAGACCAGGATGCTCAATACCCAGGTCATGCAAGAGATATTGTCTACTCAGGTCCGTGAGGCCACGAAGGTCTACGAT